CGCCTAATCGCTTTCGTGGTCGCTTTGAGGACTGCATTGGCAAGGGCGTCCCCTTTGAGGTGTGCAATTGCCACTGCCCCTTGGTTCTCAGAAAGTCTACCGTCAGCTCCCGTAACTCTGACGCTGACAAGGTATATGTCATCCATCTTTTCTCGGTGCGTGACTTGGGTGCTAAGTTTATGGATAGCACACAACTGCTGAGTACACTGTGCGTTGGCATAGAGGACTTCCTTCCCATTGAGTTTAAGCAAATCAAACGGCTTGGCTGCGGGGTCTAGCCCTGCTTGGCTGCACCTGTAGTTGTAGTACGCCACTTTCTGCTGTGGCTGTAGCTTACTCAAATCGCCATTGATGACGATGCTCTCAATTACTTTCGGGTCTAGGACTTCACCCTGCTTCATGTTGACTACGTTTGTCATGGCTTTCCCTTTCGATTAGGACTCAAGGAAGTTAATGGTAGGCTGCTCTTTCTTTAGTGCGTAGTACTCAACTTGCACCTTGGCCGAGTTAATTATTTTGCCAGCAAGGTTTGCAAACTCTGAGGCTTTCTTGGCGTCAATCTCGCCAGACTCAAGTGAATCAAAGATTTGGGAAAGACGGTCACGGACTTGTTCTGCGTTTTTCATTTGCTACTCCTTAAAAGATTAGGATTGGTTTTACGACGGATTTGAAGTGCTACACGAACTACGGGTACTAACTGCTCTGGAAAGTTTTTAGCGGTAGACAGGTAATGCCTAGCTGCCTGATTACGCAAGTAGGAATCACTTAAAACCTGCCTGTCTCGCCGCTTTAACTCCCTCTGTCGCTCACGCTCAGACTCAAGCCAGTCGGGGTCATTGCGCTTCTTGGCCATGAACTGCCGAAAGTATTGCAGCCAATGCTCCCGATTGTTTGCACGCCATTTGTAATGTTCGATGCGACGTTTCTCAAGGTATTGGGCATAAGCCTCTTGATCTTGCCGCAACTCTGCACGCTGTTGGCGCAACTTGGCATTGCGTTTTGCGTTTATTTCCTCCCTATTTGCGTAGTATCGAGCCAAAGCCTTTTGCCGTTCTTGCTCTCTATGTTGCTCTCGATACATGCGGTCATACTCACGTTTTTTCTCAGGGTCTTTGCGTGGCATGTTGCACCTCACTTGACCAAGAACCTACGGCTTCCGGGTTGCTCTACTACAAACTGGTTGTAAATATCAGGCATGGCTGACTTGAGAAGCTCGGCAGAGAATCTTTTAGAGGGCTTGGCCGTCTTCCAAGTGCAAAGCACTGAACCATCAAAGCTCGTGACGGTGGCCTTTTCCTTCATCCATGACTGAATGAACTCCTTAAGCCCATCTTCAGCCTCTTCAAACTCCTTCATCTTGGCCTTCAACTGCTGCAACTGGATACAGGCTGTCTCAATGCTGGCATTGGCAACGATAGAACTACCGTCGTCTACCCGGTAAACGTCCTTCACAACGTCAGCCATCGTCTGCGGGTTGAAGCTACGGGTCTGGCACTGTGCCCAGAACTCAGCCATTGCTCGGATATGCGCTTCTTGCTCCAGCTCTGTTACTTCTTGAGGGAACCTGCACAGCTCTTGCCCCCCAAAAAGAACGATAAGCTCGATGCGCTCGACTTGGTGGACAACAAGCTCGTGCATACATTGGGCACGGTAACGGTCAGAAACCTGCTCGGACATGTTATCGCCGTAATGCTTACGCTGATGCAAGCCAAGGTTCTTGACCTCGTACAGCGTCTTACCGTCTGCACTAATGTAGTCAAAATGGCTTGCCATCCAGTCATGCTTGGGGTGGCGTAGAGCATAGTCAGCCTCTTTGAACTCTAGCCCCCAACGCCCTGCTGCGGCTCGCATAATCGGCTCTTGCAGTAGCGTGCCCATTTGCACTGCCTCATTGTCGGAAAGGTCTTCAGGCTCTTTCTGGCCCGTTTTAAGCATGTAGACCTCGCCTGCCTTGCCTGCCGCTATCTGCCCTGCATCGGTAGCCCAAATCGCACTGGCCCTTGTTTCTGGTGAAAAGTCGGACATGATTATTCCTCCCCTATGATGACGGGAATACTGTATTCATTGCTGTTTACAGTGATCTCGATGCACTGCTTGTGTTCGCCTTGGATGCGAATGACCCGATAGCTGTTTAGCTTGTCTTCGCTACGGAACAATTCGCCAATCTCGATGCGAGTGACGTTTCTAAAGTCTAGTGATGCGTCTGTCATTTGAAGCCCCTTTATGTGATTAGGAAGATACTACGTTTACGAGTTTACACCGAAATAGAGTTTATGCAAGTGTGGTCTGTTGCGTTTTAACCACGGCTCTGCATCTTTGTGGTTCTTAGCACTGGCTTCTTGGCTTCTGCCAATCGTTTGAGAGCAAGCATGGTGGACATAGCTACGGCTAATAAAGTGCATGAAATTGTCCTTGGCCATGTCATCACAGGCTACGTTATCGCTGTACCAGTTCAAGGGCGGGAAGCCCGGCCAGCCATCAATGCCCACAGAAGCCCAAATAGGTGCTACCCAAGGTACCTGAATGATTAGCTGCTCAGACGCCCACTGCATACCGTTCCAGTGGTCTTCAGTCAGCCTATTACGCACGTTCATGTGCAAGCTACTCATGTTGGTTCTAGCACCCAAGAAGCCTACCTTTACATTCTTAGCCTGCAACTGCTTGCGGTCTTCTAGTAGCAACGTGTAACTGGTCGGGTCAAGTACTATGTCGTCGTTGGCTATGATGACCTCTTCATGGCCATCAAGAAACGCCTCCTTCATACAGGCGTTGTAAGCCTCTCCAAAGGTTCCGTAATGGTTTGGTATCCATTTGTACGGGGAAGGGCTTAGACGGGGCTTAGAGGGGCTTGCAAGGTAGATTGGAACCCCATGTGGTAGGTAAAGGGACATGGACTTGAAGAACAGCTCCAAGCCCTTCTTGTTGCTGGTGCTGCACACACAAATTGGGGTCATAGAATGATCTTTCTGCACTTGACGCAATACTTGGTTTTTGGTTTCCAGTGGAATCGTTGACAGCAACGCTTGCATAGTCGCCACCTTACGGTTGTTTGTTTGCCCAAATTGTCAGACATGCGTGATCTAGCTCCATCGAGACAGGATTCGTCTTCAAGGCGTCTTGCTTGCCTCGCTGGTACATCTTAATGAGTTCCTCAGCTCTGACCGCCTCAATGTCAACTAGCTGCGGGTCAGACAGGAAACGATTAGCACCGATAACGGTAAGAGCGCCCATGCAAGCACCTAGAAGCCAAGTCATAAACTTTTCCTCATTCATGCGTTCTTCTCCTCTAGCTTGGCTCTAATTGTTGATTCAATAATTCTTTGTTCAGTCCGTGAATCAACTGGCTCTGCCCATCTCCCACACTTATTACATTGCCAGTTAATCCTGTCGAATGAGTCTCGCTTTATTGTCCCGCCACCATGAAACCAAGAGCACCATTGTTCTGATAGCCACTTAGCCATTGTTCTTCTCCTTCAGCTTGGCTTCGACAAACTGAGCAAACTGAAACACAGTAGGGACGACTGGAAGCTGCCAAGAATCAACCTCATCTTTTGTCAGCCCAACCCATTCACGCTTTACATGGTCGTGCATCGCCATCATTGCGTTTGCAAACCATCCAGTCATTAAGGCTTCGTCAATATCTTCAACACGCCAACTTTGCTCTGCCAATGTGTCAATAAAGAACTTAGCCCATGCTTGTGCGTCTGGGTTGCTATGTATGCTTTTGTCGTAGTCGTTCATGCGTTCTTCTCCTTCAGTTTGGCTTCGATGGCTTGGCAAAGTCCTTTATAGCTGTCTACAGAACACGCAAGATCGACAATTTCCTCATCCGTCAGCCTAACCCATTCACGCTTTGGATTAGCCAAGCAGTCTGCAAGATAGGCTAAATCTCTTGTAGGGTCACAGGCTCCGTCCACTTTCCAGTCGCCTGCCTTAATAGCAGACTCCACAGTTGACTTAAGGCAAGCCGCAGCAATCCAAATGTCATGTTCACTTTTTGCAACCTGTCGGTTTTGTTGACAGGTTCCTTGTTCAACCCAAACGTCATAAATATCGTGATCAGGCTCTTGCTGGTGACTATTTGGATAGTCACTAGGTACTATTTTTTCTGCCTCTGCGCTGGCATCACCCCTTGCTCTGATTGCTTCGGCACATTCTTTAACACCGTACAAGTTAGCCCGCTCTCGTTCTTCACACACCTTCGCACAAGCCTCCCGCTCTGCCGCTACTGCGTCCTCTGCCTCTGCGATGGCTTGGCGTAGTGCTTTATATGCTGAGGTAGCTATTTGTCCCTCGTAAGTCTGGCAACCATGCCACTCGTCGCTGCTTGCAACTAAAGCCAACGCCTCCAATGCTTGCTTCATAGCCTCGATGCTCATTCCCTGTCCTCCCCCTCAATGTCTAGCCTATAGTCCTTCAGTTTCTGCACAGCCTCTTCAAGCAAGGCTACAGAGTCTTTGGCACGATTAAGGGCTTGGGCAAGCTCGATCTCTAGCTGCCTGATCTGGTCTAACAGTTCGTACATGATTGTCCTCCAAGTGATTAGGAATACATCGTTAAACTAATACACCATCTATACTCTGTCAATCTATTTGTTGTGTTCTCGCTACATCCTAAATTTAGGCAAAGGTTCCCCAAGGGTGGTAGCCCCTACCATCCCTGCCCGATAGGGCACCATCAATAGGCCCTACCTAGCAAACCCGAAGGCAGCGATTCATTCATCAGAGGCTTGTCCCACCCTGTGTCCCTCTGACTACTTGAGTCCCTCGCTGACAGGCTCAGACCTATACGGGGGTGTATCCGCTAGGTGTCTTTTTTGGCGTGCAGTCGATTCAAACCCTTGTCTAACGTGCGCCTTGACGATCAGGAATGGGGGCGAAAAAAAAGGGCTTAAGTCTGCGCCTGATGGTGACCCGCCCGAAGGCGGCAGACGCATACTTAAACCCTTTCGTATCCAGCACCATACCAGATGGGTTAGATACTACATGGCCGTATCCAATGGGTCAAGGGGTCATGGGCCAATGGGGTCAATCGGTATTCAAAATAAAACCCGAAATAGGGTTAATCAATCCCGAAATAGGGCTAAATCGGCTATCCAATGGGCCGTATCCAACTTGGGCACGGGCGCACGCACGGGTAAACGTACTATCCAGTCTGCAGTGCCGTATCCAATTGGCCACAGTGAAACCAAATGACCATAACGCCTAGAAGCCCCCCACAAAGGGGCGCTGGTAGGCCAGCAGTGCTGCAATAGGGGTGAAATAGGTCGGATGATGGTGGCCATAGCCTAGCCATAAGCCTAAGCCTAGCTAAAAGCCCCTTATAAGCCCTTATAAGCCCTTCAATAGCCTAGCGTGTAGGTTATCCCTAGCCCATAAGAAAAAAGCCCCTGACGGGGCTTATAAAGGGTTTACGGGGTTAGTCATTAGAACCCGGCTACAGTGCCTAGCACCATTAAAGCCCATAGAGAACCGTAAAAGACTATAGCCCCGGCTATAAACTTAATAGCATTAAGCATGGTTAGCCCCTTTCGCTATGGCTTGGAAAGCCCTGAAATACTCGCACGCTACCCGGTAGGAATCACAGCGCACCTTATCGGCTAGCTCTGTGCCCCTATAGCATTGAACTAAATACATGCCACTCGGGAAAAGCCTTTCAATTGATGCATGCCCATTCTTAAAGGTTTTGATCTTATACATGGCTTGCCCCTTCGATTTCATGGCCGTAAATCGTCACGTCAATGACGGTTCCAGCTACCCCGTTTACGTCATTTGTCCAGTTAAAGTAGCTTTCCCCTTTATCAACAAAAACAAGCCCTTCGTAATCGTCAAATTGCATAACAAATTGTTCTAGTTCGTTTTCCTCTGTGCCTGATAAATCGTCGGTTTCCCCGTAAATCAGATACGGTAAAGCCCACTCAGGCACTGTGTAGGTGTCTATTTTCTTAAGCATGGTTAGCCCCTTAAAGGTTAGATTAGGATTGATAAGGTTAACCCTTATCGCATAGCCCCCGGATAAGGGGCTATACGCTAGGGGCTAGCTAGGCGGCCAGTTCTTCTTCTACTGGCTTGGCCATTGTGAAATAGTCTAAGGCTTGTTGCGCTTTAGCGGCGGCCGTTAGTATGGCTTTTTTGTCGTTGCGTAGCACCTTAAGCCAGTTTGCAATGTAGGCGACATGATTAGACTGCATTTGGCCATTAATTCCAGTATGGGCACAGAGCATGGCGGCACCAAGCTCGGCCACTAATTCTTCAAAAGCATAGGCTTCATCCCCGAAGCGCTTAGCCTTGCTAAAGTCACGATCAAGCCTAGATTTATGCCCCGTAGCATGCACGCTTTCATGCAATAAAGTCGCATGGTATCCATCAGCATCATTAAAGGCGGCCATGGGCGGCATGCTAATAAAATCCCGGCTAGGGCTATAAAACGCCGAATTACCGCCATGCGTTAACCCATTCTCTAGCCCTAGTTTGTCGACTAAGGCCATAACTGCCGGGTTAGCGTCAAAGTCAGGTTTTGGTGGCTCGGGTATAGCCGGGATGACTAAATCGTCGCATTGTTCGACATTGAAAACGTAATAATGCTTAATGAAAGCATAGGCACTGGTCACGGTTTCCCCGGCACTATCCTTTGATTCTTTTTTGTTTACTGACCAGTAGACTACCGGCAAGCCCTTGGAACCCGCCTTTACGCTAGCCCCTAGACTTTGCGCTTGTTTGAATGTAAGCCAGTAGGGGCTTGAGTATGACCCTTGCGCCATTGAAAGCCAAAAATGGTTAATTCCACGGTAAAGGGTGCCTGATACCGGGTTATATGGCATGCCGTGGCCCGGGGTTGATCTCAGGTTTTTCCACGGTTTAACCCATGGCGTGCTGCCCTTTTCAAGTTCGGCAATGATTCGATCTGTAATGGTTTGTGCAATGTCTAGCATGGTAAGCCCCTTCTATTTAGTGATTAGGTAAGTAGAAGAGTAGCACGTTTACGCTAAAGTTTCAGACTGTAGCGATTCTTTTTTTTTATCGAATTGACTAAGCCTATAGCCTATAGTTAAACTATAGCTATAGTTATAATCTAGCTATAGTTAAAATATAGCTATAGTTAAAATCTAAGCCTATAGTACTACCTATATGGGTAACCTTAGTTATATAAGCATATATGTCTATGCTTAGGATTATGGGGCTATGTATTTTATAGGGTAACCACCCGCCCCCCGTGAAGCCCCTTTTTAGCCCCGCTATGGGCTTGGGGACATGGGGTTATAGTCTAGGGTCAACCTACCATCGCAAACCCTTTACGCAACGTCTAAAGGCTTAGGCTTGCATCAACCTAGTTCGTTATCAATCTGGCTTGCAATGACGGGAAATCAAATGGGACTTGGCCTGTCGGTTTGCGTGCCCCACTACCGCCCCCGCCCCAAAGGAATTTACGTTTTTCTACCGTTTTGCGTTAATGGATAGTTTGCGTTTATAGTTCAACCATCGTGTATGGAGGACTAGATGTATAAGGTAGAAAAGGATGTACCGTTACCGCAGCCCAAGGTGAGGCATAACTACCCGTATGAGCAGATGCAGGTGGGTGAGAGTTTTTGGGTAGAGGGGTTGAGCCTGCAGGCCTTGTGCAACAGTAATAACCGATGGAGTAAGAAGTTGAACCGTCGGTTTATATGCCGCAGGGAGGGTGAAGGGATACGGGTGTGGCGTCAGGCTTAGATATACCCAAGCTGGCTCAGGAGTATGCCAAGTTCACGCTCAAGCGGGATTGGCCCCAGATTGAGGAAACCATGCGTCTGTATGCGGGGAAGCCCTCGGATGACCCGTGGTATGGCCTCTATCAAGAGACGTTGAAAATATTGAAAAAACAATACAGGAGGCCACAGTGACAGCCAATCAGGTCTTGCCGCATATTGCGCCGCAGTGTACGGACATGTGGGAACACTTCCCAACCTTGCGTAGCCTTGCAAGCCAATGTCAGTCCGTGGTGGAGATGGGGGTCAGGGGTGGTTGCTCGGCCTTTGCACTGCTGGCAGGTCTTGAGCAAAGTCATGCAACAGATCGTTGGATGATCTACTTGGACATTAACCCGTGCCAGAACCCGAAGCTGGAAGAGCTTGCCCACCAGAGCAACATTAAGATTGACTTTGTGCAGGCCGACAGCAGGCAAGTGGAAGTGCCTGAGTGCGATTTGCTATTTATCGACACCCTGCACACCTACGGTCAGTTAAGCATTGAGCTAGCCTTGCATAACCAAAAGGCGGCCAAGTACATCGTCATGCACGACGTAGAGGCTCCGTGGGGGCACAAGAATGAGGCAGACGATGGCAGCCCCAAGGAGGGCTTGCAAGACGCCATTACAGACTTCTTGATGGATAACAAGACGTGGCGTATCAAGGATTGGTACAAGAACTGCCACGGGCTGTGCGTCTTAGAAAGAGTCAATGAAGTTTGACACCCAGAAGTTCTACAACTTCTGCAGACACCTGCGGATTGAATCCAAAGAGCAGGGAATGATTACCCTTGGGCAAACCCTACTGGGTACACAGACCTATGTGATTGACGAGGTGGCCAAGGGCTTAGAAGACAACATCCATTTTTTTATTGTGCTGAAGGGTAGACAGCTTGGTATCACGACGATTAGTCTGGCGATGGACTTGTACTGGCATTTTCTTAATCCAGGTATGCAAGGCACCTTAACCACAGACACCGAGGAAAACCGTGAGCAGTTCCGAAGCACCTTGCAGATGTACATGGATGGCTTGCCCAAGGAATACAAGATTCCTTTAATGAGCCATAACCGCAACCAGATGGTTCTAAAGAACCGTTCCCGTATGTTCTATCAGGTTGCAGGCACACGATCCAAAGGAACTCTAGGCCGTGGTAAGGGCATTACCTTCTTGCATGGCACAGAAACATCCAGTTGGGGTGACGAAGAGGGTCTAGCGTCCCTGCTGGCCTCCCTTGCGGAAACCAACCCCTTGCGCTACTACATGTTTGAATCCACCGCCCGTGGCTTCAATATGTTCCACGACATGTGGACAACCGCTAAAAAGGCACGCACCCAGAGGGCGATCTTCTGCGGATGGTGGCGCAACCAACTCTATTCTGCCGACCCCAACAGTGACGTCTACAAAACCTACTGGGATGGCAAGCTAAGTTCCGAAGAAAAGGAATGGACTCGGGAAATCAAAAAGATTTACAACTTTGAGATCAACAGCAGGCAGATGGCATGGTGGCGCTGGAAGCTGCACGAAGGACTTAAAGACGATGGCCTGATGTACCAAGAGTTCCCACCCACGGAAGATTACGCCTTTGTAATGACGGGCAGCAGCTTCTTTAGTACGGCTCGATGCACGGACTCAATGAAAGAAGCCAAACGCTTAGATGCAAGCTATTACCGCTTTAGCATGGGTGCCAACTTTCAAGACACTGAGCTACTTAAAAGCAATGCCAGACTGTCCACCATGACTATTTGGGAAGAGCCGGTGGCCCAAGGCTATTACGTCATTGGTGCCGACCCTGCCTATGGCAGTAGCGACTGGGCTGACCGTTTCTGTATTCAAGTCTACCGAGCCTATGCCGACGGGCTGGATCAGGTGGCCGAGTTCTGCACGTCCGAGCTAAACACCTACCAGTTTGCATGGGTGATTTGCTATCTGGCCGGTGCCTACCGCAACTCCACCCTTAACTTAGAGGTCAATGGCCCCGGGCAAGCCGTGATTAACGAGATGCGTAACCTTAAAAGGCAGGCCACCAGCATGGGTGGTCAAGAAGGCAAGAACCTGCATGACGTGCTTGGCAACATGCAGCACTATTTGTGGCGGCGCAACGATTCTTTTGGCAACGTGTCCAATAGCATTGGATGGGTCACGACACACAGCAGCAAAGAACGGATGCTTAACTACTTCAAAGACTACTTTGAACGCAACATGTGTACGGTCAGAAGCATTGACCTGCTCGACGAGATGAAAGGGATTGTCCGAGACCAAGGAACCATTGCCGCCTATGGGAGGGGAAAAGATGATCGGGTTATTGCTTCAGCGTTGGCCTGTGCAGCCTTTGCAGAACAAGTCCAACCAAGACTCATTGCCGCCAGAGTTACCCGAGAACAGAAGGCCATCGCCGACGAAGCAGAAAGTGCCGAAGTTGCTCAAGTCCAACGACAGGTCGGGAATTACCTTAAGGCGCTTGGTTTTTAGACATGGATACGGTGCTAACCAAAGAAGAGATTATTAGGCGCTGCGATGCCATGCGGAAAAACCGCAGAAAAGGCTTCAGCATGAAAATGTTTGCCGAGTTCGCCTGCATGAACTACCGGCACTTTGAGGCCGTACTGCGTGACCGTAAGGACACCTTTACAGAAACCAGCCAAGGCAAACT